GATTTTACCTATCATATTAGTGTAAATTGGATTGCAACCAAACATTAAAGCAGGTTTTTTATTTACCATTACAGTATAGCTTTCGCCATTTGGTTCTCTAATACCTGCCATTAATGCACGAAAAGGAGTAGCACCATGTATAATGCACTCTCTTACATCTGCATCTCGCATATTATTTTGCAGGTAATTTACATGACTAGCTTTAGCTTTGACGATTGGGTATCCATCATAGATACCCTCGCCTTTAAATTCTCTTAAAGCCATCTGTTACTTCTTGAACAAATGCTCTATCTCGTCTAGCAGGATCATAGTATCTAGGATCTTTCATCTTAGCCATAAGATCTTCAATAGTTGTTTTAGCAGGAGCAGATGCTTGTGGATTTACATTAGTCTGTTGCATAGATCGTTGTATTAATTCTAATGCTTTAATTCCTTCTGCAGATGTGCCAAGCACTGCAACAGCATCTTGCATATCTTCAGGAAAAAACTTATTCATAAATAACTGCACTGCTTCTACTCTAGCATTTGCATTGTCACCTAAAGTCTTTTTAACTGCTTCAAGATCAGGCTGATCTGATCCAGTAAATTCAGCCCATTTAGTTATTCCTTCATTAAACTCATCTTGTGATAAGCCATTCTCCCAAGAATAATCAGCCCACCATTTAAGAAGTGGATTAGTTGCAGCTTCACCCTCATCTAATATTTCAGGTATTTGATAGTCACCTGAAGTCGCAGGTCTGTTAGAATAGGCTTCTGTTTCAAGCTCTTGCAGAAGTCCTGCTTTAATGTCCTCTTCTTTCTTACCTTTCCAAGACTCTATTTCAGAATATGACTTAGCCATATCTTCCCAAGTATTAAACTTTTCAGGTAGTCCTTCAGGTCTAGTTGGTTCAGCTACAGACTCAGTTGTAGTTGGAGGTACACTATTTTCTGTAGGGGTTTCTGTAGCTGATTCTGTTGGTGTTACTTGTTCTTCACTCATTGTTTTAACCTCATTGCATGATTGATTCTTTTAACTATTAAAGCCACTAAGTATCTTTGTCCTTCAAGGTGTCTAAGTTCTGCATCAGATATATTAGCACCACTGATTGCTTCGATAGTAATTGACTTTAAATACTGTAACATCTCCTTGCCATTAGGAGTTTTAAATACTGATTCTATTACTTTGGAAATTTGTTCGTCTTGTTCTTTGGGTCTAGGGTATCCATCAACCCCCAAGTGTTGAGGCATTTGGTAGTTCTCCTTGTTGTTGCATCTGTTGCATTTGCTGTGCCATCTGTACTAACTGTTGCCTTTCATCTGCATCTCTAATTAAATTATCAGGCACACCAAACTTTTTAGCTAAGTATAGTGCAGTTTCTTCTGAAGATATTAATATATTTAAAATCTCAGGACCGAATGATCCTGCAACAGTTTGTAGAAATCTATTTAACGAAACAATATCCTGATTGGATTGTGCTTGTGCTAGGGGAGAAACACTACGAATTTTTACTTCTCTACCATTAACTGTCGGCATTTCTATCCGACCCTGCTTCTGTAATATATAGACTACTCTTTGTAATAATGGCTGTACCATTTCAGATTGCAGTCTGCCAAATGCTGATCCTATCTTACGAGATAAATCTGCCATACGTTCTGCAACTTCGGTAGCTGATGCAGGTGTTTTATTTGGATCACCTAACATATCATTATACAAAGCTCTCTTTATATTATTTCTCATATCATTTAAAATAAGGTTAGCCACATCAAATGATCCTGCTGATCTAATTGGCTGTAGTCCTTGAGAGTTTGGTGCTTTTGGAATGACAGTTCCCGGAACTAGGTTGATTGTATCAACATTAATTACACCATCATCATCAATCTGATAGATGCCTGATATAGACATCTGTGCATTTTCTAAAATCATTTCTATAGTGAGGTTACAAGTTTTGATTGCACTAAGGGCATTTAATGCAGGACCTCTGCCATAAATCTCGCCACTGGCTTTACTCCATCTAAATGCTATAAATGGATTTGATCCTACTCCAGTATAGGTTTCTGTCATTATCATAGCTTTATCATTTACATCTATGACATAGTATCCATACTTTTCTTCATTAGGATCATCATATAATCTACACGATACCTCAAGTATCTTTGTTTTACTTTCAGGATTTCTAGTTATTCTTTCTGCAATCTGTGGTGTTAATACTGCATTGGGATAAGCAACTGGTATATCTTCATTCTTAATCATACGTTCACGATACACATGATCTACCTTACCATCAGGTCCAGTATCTAAAACTACATGAGGTAATGGTATTGATTGAAACCTAATAGGATTTACTGCATCACCTTCCATAACACAAAGGACTGCAGTACCAAGTGCCAAGTCTATAAAACATTCATGTATCTCTTGAGCAAAGTTTGATGTCTGCAATATTTCAAATACATAATCAGTGACACCATCAAGAGCATTATTAATATCATCTTTTTCTGCATCAGGAACTTCCTGACCAGTAACAAAGTCAGCCCATCTAGCAAAGTTAGGAGTTAATCCTGACTGTAGTCTTGATGCAAACTCTTGAATACCAACTACTGCTGTTTCATCAAAAATCTTATCATCTCGTCTTTGACCTGCCGAATAGTTTTTAAAACCCTGACGTTGTGGTAAGCAGTACTCAAAGATTTCGTCATAAAGATCTTCAAACTCTACCCTAACAGATAAAGCCTTCTCGTATCTTTGAAGCATTTGACTTACAGTTTTTTCGTGCATTAGTTATCGTACTCGTTATAGAAACCTATGCCACCACCTGAACCTCGTAGCAACGATCTTCTACCACTGCCTTTTCTTTTTGCTGTAATATTTTCTTCAAGAACATCTTGTCTAGCATCTGCTCTCTTTTGAGTTTCAATATCTTTTTGAGCCTCTCTTTCCATTTCAGCTTCTTTCTCTGCTACTGTTGGAGGAGGAGGCTTTGAACTACCACCTAAACACATAGTATCTCCTTTACATTCTTGCCCATAGACCTTGCCTCTTTGGTTGCTTTGGTCTGCGATTAAAGACATCATACTCTACTCTAGCATTAAAAGTTTCAATCTTTTTGTTCATGCCTAGTACTTGCCTTCCCTCGCCTGACCCCAACATCAAATACTGCAAAGCATCATGGATATGTGAGTAACGATCTTTAAGTGGTTTATCTTCATATCGTTCACCTGAAACCTGCATACGTCTATATTGATAACCACCCTCAAACCCTTTTACCAATTCTTTACACCTAAAGTCAATTAAAATTCCTGATAATCCATCAACCATTCTATTTAGCACAGATGCCACAGACTCAATTCGCAAGGCAACATCATTGCTCATTGTAGGTCTAGCACTTAATCCTGCACCTCTTAAAACCTGAAAAGGTGTGGATTCATCTGTTTGCGATCTGAAGTCACCTGCAGGATCACCATAGATATGGACTTCACAATTAGCATATCGTGTTGCTATTTCTGCTCGTAACAATTCTGCAAACCTAACAATACCCATATCAAAAGCTACAATCTCTTGTAGTATATTCCATCTGCCTCTAACCTTTTGACCAAAGACTGCAGCAGGTGTCAGACCAAAGTCTAATCCAATATATACTGGCACACCATCTGCTACTGGTATTTCTTCTTTAGCAACATGAGTTTCAGCAACAAACATATTATAAACTGGTTTTCCATCTTGGATACTACCAAGCCTATTCATTACATAAACATCTATCCAACTCTTAGTCTTTCCTTGTACCAAGTTAGGATAGTATGACTCTAATATGTTATGTCTGTTCTCTGCTTTATCATTTGGTTTATATCCAGTAACAGCACCATCTTCATCTTTCTCTTCTATCATTCCACTAGGTTGTGTAAAAAACTGCCAGTTCTCAGGCTTGATTAACATACGACTTTCTTCCAAAGTTATATGGTCTGGAACTGGAACTTCGCCACTCATAATAGACCACCAGTGATCTTCTTCAGGACTGTTAGTATCACAGATAACACCACTCCAAGTTGCAGCACCATCTTTCACACTAGGATATCTGCCAACCCTCATAGTACAAGCATCAATAATTGACTTGGGTATTTCTCTAGCCTCGTTGACCCATACACCAGTAAGCTCTAATGAAAGTAATTTTTTTACATCTTCAGGTCTGTCAAGTGCAAGGAATATAACTTCCATCTCCAAGTCACCTGCTGTTATCATATGGGTATATGGCACAGACCACATAAACTTTCCCCATTCATTTTCAGGAAACCAGTCAAGCCAAGTCTTTATAGTGGTTGTTCTAAGTTGTGGGTTAGTGTTTCTGATAATCGCCCACCTGCTTTTTCTCTTACCATTCTTATCAGGCTCTTGCATTAAGGCTCTTCTAAATATTTCTATACTACAAGCAACAGACTTGCCACTACCAACTGGACCTCTGATGCCACGAAAAAATGTATTGTCTTTCATAAAGTCTTTAAGGACTTGACCATCAGGTTTGTATTTAAACTGTATCAATTTTAGTATTAACTCCGACTCTAAGAAGAGTGTCTACAGTCTCAGGACCAATAACAGCTATTACTTTGTCGGCTTCCCTATCAGTACAGAATTGTTCAGGGTGGTGTTTCAGGTGAACTCGCTTCACCACTTCACGAAGTATTCGTCTTTCTTCAACCTTTAAAGTATGTAAAAATGTCATTGCTTTAACCTACGAATAAGATCTGTAGCTTTTCGTTTTTGCTGCAATCTTTTTGGGTTGTTTAGATACTTGTTTACCTGCTCTAATTGCTTTTCGCTTAAGAGCCGAAGTCTTGGAGTATTCACTGGAAGATAAAGCCTTAATTGCTTTCTCAGGAAGATAACGTTCGCCAGTTGCTTTTGACCCTTGTGTACTAGGTTTACCTGATTTCGTTCTCCACTTTTGTCTTGTCCAAGCACGAAGCGACCTTTGTGATTTCTTCAAAGCCATTAGGAAGTATAACCCCCACCTTTGGCTTTATATTGTTTGGCTAACATCTGTGCCTTACGAGCAGACCATTGACCTGACTTGCCACCTTTGTTACTCGCTTTGATCCTATTAAACAAAGCCTTTCTCATTGAAGGCTTTGTATAGTTTCCTGCTGCATTAACTGCCATTTACTTTTTCTTTGCTTTCAAAATTTTTTTCTGTAAAGCAGTAGGTAATGTCTTTTGCTTTGCAGTCATCTTCTTCTTTGGTGGTCTACCTTTAGTAGTTCCATATGTTCCTTTACCCATTGGCATTCTATCTCTCCTTTGTTTAAGTTGCTTTCTTAATATTTCAACTTTTCTTCTCGTTTCGTCAAGCC